AGATACTGTTGGTACAGAGGAGTTTTTGAAGTTGATTCATGAAATGGGAACAGATACAAATGTGTTTGTCATTTCACATAAAGGCGACCAACTGTTTGATAAGTTTAGGTCGGTTATTAAATTTAAAAAGGTTAATAATTTCAGTCAGATAGAGAAATAAGTTTAGGTTTGTTATTTTTATAAATAAAAAGAATAACTTTGGAGTATAAAATGCCTAGAAAAAAACTATATCCTGATTTACCAGAAAGAAGTCATCCTGACTATATGAAGCTTTATGCTGAAAAAAACAAGGAAAAACTTAGCCAAAAAGGTAAACAATATCGTCAAGAACGGTTGACTAAGAATCCTAATCATTATAAAGAACAATATAAAAAATATGAAGAAACTCATATACAATGGAGAAAAGATAACCGTCATACTATAAGTGAAAAACAATGGAAACAACGAGGTATCATTGATATAACTTATGTTAAGTACCTTGAAGAATTAAAAAAACAAAAAGGTAAGTGTTTAATTTGTAAAAATGAAATGAATAAACCACAGGTTGACCATGACCACATTACAGGAAAATATCGTGGAATACTTTGTGTGCCATGTAATAATGGTTTAGGTGTATATGAATTATATAAAGATAGATTTGAAAATTATTTGGATAAGGTGGCAAAATGAGTGATGATATTATTAGTTTTAATACGGAACAACAAGTTCAAAAACAATTAAATGGTTTACATGGAATACCAGAAAATGTTTATCAATTGGTACCAGAAAATCATCCTATACTTTCACAGGTAATGCCTGAATGGGATTTTAAAAACCCACCCATGGATGCAACAGAGTTGGCATCGGCTCTTGTGGAAACTTGCCGTATGCACAGAGGCTATGGATTATCCGCCAATCAATGCGGATTACCATATCGTGTATTTGTAATGGGATATGAAGATGAATATGTGGCATTCTTTAATCCAAGTATTGTATTGGCTTCGAAAAAAGAAGTTCACATGGCAGAAGGTTGTTTATCTTTTCCATTCTTAGGACTACACATTACAAGACCAGAAGAAATTGCGGTAACATACCAAGATTTCAAAGGTGAGTGGAAACAATCCACTTTTAATGGTATATCTGCTCGTTGTTTCCAGCATGAGCTTGACCACATGAATGGAATCGTGTATACTAAGAAAGTAAAACCAATGGCATTACAAACTGGTATGAACAAACGCAATAAAATTATGAAGAAATTGAAACTTAAATAATGGCTAAAAAGATTGAGCTTGTAAACACTCTTTGGGGTGAAGAAGAAACGGTTGTTAATACTGATACGATTGGAACACCTGAAGAACAATGGGAAATTTGGCAACGCCAGAATCCAGTAGAATCTTTTGAGCATATTGATGAAAGTATGTTGAAAGAAACTTTGATTGCTGATTTAAAATATGCTTCTAGTATGGATGTTCGTGAGTATACTTTGTACCAAAAATGGTGTGAAGTAAAAGAACGATATCCCGTGGATAAAATTTCTACCCTTGATGGTTATGAAGTTAGAATGATTGATCCAGAACAAAAAACTTTAGTCGATAAAGTTAAAAAGAACTTTTGGGTACCTAAAGATCCGGATGATTTTCAAAATCTAAAACCTAAGATGGTTCTTTCAAATGGTCCTGATGCCGAAACTTGGAATGCTGTTCGTACCTTTTCTTCCACAATGAAGAACAACAGCAACATTGGTCGCAATCTATTTTATATTCTTACTGATGAAGTTACTGGTAAATATCTTGGTGTCATCTGTATTTCCTCAGACTTCCTGGACTTGACTCCGAGAGATAATGCAATCGGATGGCCAAGAGATGTTAAAACAAAACAGAACATGATTAACCACACCGCAATTGGCTCTACAATTGTTCCCTTGCAACCTCTTGGTTATAATTACATGGGTGGTAAATTATTGGCATTGATGTGTTTGTCTGATACTGTCCAAAAAGATTGGAAAGAAAGATATGGAGACACTCTTGTTGGCGTTACTACAACGTCACTCTATGGAAAAACAAAAGCCGGAGGGCTTTCGCAGTATGATAACCTCGACCATTGGAATCCTATGGGTTTTTCTTCTGGCTCGGTGGCTTTCGAGCCATCAAGAGAAACCAAAAAATTAGTATTTGATTGGATCAAAGAAAATGATACCAAGAAATATTTTGAATGGTGGGATGCAAAAAATCCACAAGGACTTCCACTCAAACGTGACCACAAGAATCGTTCTCTAAATTTTGCATACTCTAAGTTACAGATACCAAAAGAATTGATTCGTACCGAACATCAACGTGGAATTTATTTTAGTCCACTATACAATAACACTAATGAATTTCTCCGCAAGGAGATTACCGATTCTGAACTGGTAAAGTCGTTTGATACCAGCGAAGAAGCCCTTACTAATATTTGGAAAACCAAGTATGCTAAGGGTCGAATCAGGCAATTACAGAAAAAGAATAATGTTTCATATGAAACCCTTTTCTATGATGATTTGATTTGGTTATCTTGGGAAGAAACTAAGGCAAAATACTTGCCCCAAGTTGGCAGATAATCAAGTATACCACACATTTACTTGACAAATGCACCTAGATAATGATATGATGTGAGAACTTGCATTACGCAAGGTTTTTTATTAACTTACTATGGAGTTTTACTATGAAGAAGCAATTATCCGCTAAACAAAAAATGTTGGCAACCTTGAAAAAAACTGAAGGTTACAACACTTTCACAACAGCTCAAGCACAAAGCCGTTTCGGCATTTCTAATGTTTCTGCTCGTATCGATGAACTGCGCCAAGAAGGCCATGTAATCTACACGAACAAACGTACCTTGGAAGATGGTCGTAAGATTACTTTCTATCGTATGGGAACCCCAACCAAATCATTGGTTCAAAAAGCACTCAAAGCTGGCTATTCTTTTACTGCCTAAGCTCTAATAAGAGGGGATAAAACCCCTCTTTTTTTATTTAATTATTCGGAGAACAAATGGAAATCTCAATCAAAAAAGAAGAGCTACAAAAGAAAAGCCTATTTGTTGCCACGCCCATGTATGGTGGTATGAACCACGGTTTATACATGAAAGCCTGTTTAGATTTACAATCAATTTGTATGGCGTATGGCGTCCAAATCAAATTCTCATTCCTGTTTAATGAGTCCCTAATTACACGAGCAAGAAACTATCTTGCTGACGAGTTCATTCACCGTTCTGATTGCACTCATATGTTGTTCCTCGATTCTGATATTCATTTTAATCCACAAGATGTAATTGCATTACTCGCAATGGATAAAGATGTTTCTGGTGGTCCTTATCCTAAGAAAGCCATCAAATGGAAATCTGTTATCAAAGCAGTTCAAAAGAATCCAAACATTGATGCTGGCCAATTAGAAAAAGTTACTGGTGACTATGTGTTCAATCCAGTTAAAGGCACCGCACAATTCTCCGTTTCTGAACCATTACAAGTATTAGAAATTGGTACAGGCTTCATGATGATTAAACGTGAAGTGTTTACCAAAATGACCGAAGCGTATCCTACTATTCGATATAAACCTGACCATGTAGGTCAAGCAAACTTTGATGGCACACGATACATTCATGCTTTCTTTGATACAGTCATCGATACTAAAGATTCAATCGTTGGTGGTGGTTCTGACCGCTATCTTTCAGAAGATTATATGTTCTGTCAAATGTGGCGTAAAATTGGTGGAGATATCTACCTTTGCCCATGGATGAAAACCTCACACATTGGTACCTACCATTTCTCAGGAGATATGCCAGCTGTTGCCAATTTCGTTGGAGAAATGTAATAATGGACCTAAAGGTCCAATCAAACTTTTTAAGTAGGTCAGAATGGGATTACGTTATTGATAAAACGATACATTCTAAAAGTTGGGCTTTTTTTGGTACAAGTGCTAGTGATGATAATTTTACCTTTTGGGGTATGGATTTAAAAAGTGATTCATTTTTTTCTGATTTCTTTTTGAAAAAAATTGAAAGTGTTTATAATAAGAAATTTAAATTATCCAGAGTTTATGCAAACGGACAAACATACGGTTTACCTGGTTCTTTGCATACTGATGATGGTGAAGATGTAGATAATACTTTTTTGTATTATGTTGGTCCTGATTGGAATTTAGAGTGGGGTGGCCATACTGTTTTTCATGACACTAAAACAAATATGGTACACAATCAGCTTCCTGTTCCTAATACAGGAATATTATTTGATAGCGATATATTACACGTTGGAATGGAACCCACTCGCCATTGTAAAACGCTTCGTGTGAGTATTGCATTTAAGTTGAAAGAAATTGGAGATTTGTAATGTCAACCTTTGTTATGTCCGAATTGACCGAAGCAGAAAAAGCAATTGAAAAATTGGTTTCAGAAGCACCTTATCATCCTGGTTATGAAGATGCTGCAATGGGTTCCAGTATTTCACCAATCGATTCCAAAGCTTATCCAGAAGCTTGGGCTGCAGCAAATCCAGAAATGGAAAAAGGTCGTAAATTTGATGGCGGCAAATTAGAATATGGTTTGTTACCACCACTAGCATTAAAAGAAGTAGTAAAAGTATTAACATTCGGTGCTCAGAAATATGAGCGAGATAATTGGCAAAAGGTACCAGATTCAAAACGCAGGTACTTTGATGCACTTCAACGCCATGTTTGGGCATGGAAAGAAGGTGAACAATTTGATACCGAATCTGGTATACATCACTTGGCACACGCTATGTGCTGCTTGATGTTTCTGTATGAACATGATATAATGTATTCTTTAAATAATGGAGAAGTAAAATGAAGCTGTCAAATGAAACACTAACCGTATTGAAAAACTTTTCAACAATCAATCAAGGCATCCAATTCAAACAAGGCAAGAAACTTACCACAGTTTCATCAAGTAAAACTGTCCTTGCTCAAGCAAACTTGAACGATGAGTTTCCACAAGAGTTTTGCATTTATGATTTGAATCAATTCTTGTCAGTTTATAATCTGAATAAAGATTCCGAACTCGACTTTACCAAATCTGATGTTGTATTTAAGAGTGGTAAGAAGAAAACAAATTATCGCATGACAGCACCGGATATGATTGTTGTTCCTCCTAATAAAGAAATCACATTACCTTCCGTTGATTGTGAATTCACATTGTCGGCTGAAGATTACGATTCAATTATGAAGGCAGCATCTGTCCTTTCTTCCCCACATATTACAATTAAATCTGATGGCGAATCTGTTGAAGTTATTACTTCCGATGCTTCAGATAATTCTGCACACACCAATTCGACTGAAGTTGGTGTAGGTAACGGTAAGAAGTTTTCTATCGTGTTTAAAACAGAGAATATTAAATTAATTCCTGGAAGTTATGATGTAAAAATTTCATTTAAAGGTATTGGCCATTTCCAAAATACTAAAGAAGATGTTCAGTATTGGATTGCCTTTGAAGCCAAAGAATCGAAAGTGAGCGAATAATGTTTTTAAAATTTACAGAAACTAAAAGTCAAGATACCATTGTTGTTAATACGGATAATATTGTAGCAGTATTTACAGCAACTGAAAGTGATTTAAAAGGTAAAACGGTTATCAATTTAACCAATGGTATGGTTGCAGTAGAAGAATCTTTTGTTTCAGTTATCGGCCAGCTGGCGGCGATATAATGGCAACAGAAATTACAACCTTATACGGAACATACAACGAAGAAAAGTTGAAGGCCATTAAGTCCGCCATCGATGAAATAAATATATCTCAGACCAAGATTGATTTCGAGAAACAGTTGCAAAAAGAAATCATCGATGTTGCCTTTGATAACTTTAAGATTCCAAAAAAGATTATTGCACGAATGGCAAAAGTAAAATATAAGCAAAACTTCTCCACAGAAGTTGCGGAACAAAAGGAGTTTGAGGCTTTATTTGAAGTGCTTAGTGAAGTAAAATAAGTAGTATATTATATTATGGGAGTATGTGATGGAACAATTATTATGGGTCGAGAAATATCGACCTTCAAAAGTGGAAGATTGTATCCTACCGGATGCAATCAAATCCACATTCATGGAATATGTTGCTAGAAAAGAAATACCAAACCTATTACTATCAGGTTCGGCAGGTGTTGGTAAAACAACGATTGCTAAAGCCCTCTGCCAAGAAGTTGGTTGTGACTACATTGTTATCAATGGCTCTGATGAATCTGGTATTGATGTTCTACGCAATAAAATTAAAAACTACGCTTCGTCAATTAGCCTTGCGGGCGGCCGAAAGGTTGTAATCATTGATGAAGCGGATTATCTAAATCCAAATTCAACTCAACCTGCATTGCGTGGTGCCATTGAGGAGTTCTCCTCAAACTGTTCTTTTATCTTTACTTGTAATTATAAGAACCGCATCATTGACCCAATTCATTCTCGTTGTTCCGTTATTGACTTTAAAATCAATGGTTCTAAAGCAAAGATGGCTGCAGCTTTCTTCAAGCGAGTAGAATGGATTCTTGAACAAGAAAAAGTTCAATACGATAAAGATGTAGTTGCTGCTGTTATCATGAAACACTTTCCTGACAATCGTAGAGTTCTTAATGAACTGCAACGTTATGCCGTTTCGGGTTCAATTGATAAAGGTATTCTTTCTAATGTTGCCGATGTTCAACTTGGTGACCTTATTTCCGCATTAAAGAATAAAGATTTTGCATCCACACGCAAATGGGTTACCTCAAATCTGGACAATGATCCAGTAAAGATTTATCGTAAACTCTATGATGGTCTTTATGAAATATTGAAACCACAATCAGTTCCACAATTGGTTCTCATTCTTGCTAAGTATCAATATCAGGCGGCCTTTGTGGCAGACCATGAAATTAATATGGTGGCTTGTTTGACCGAGATTATGGTCGATTGTGAGTTCAAATAATGTATACTTTAGAAAACATGACGATGAAGTGGTTCAGTAATAAAGATACATTATATAAAATCACTAAAAATATACCCTCTGCTGTTTATTGTTTTGCTATGGCTGAAACTATGCCATCAGACACAATTTTACCATTTATGATGAGAGAATTGGTTTATGTTGGTATGTCAGGAGGATTAAAAAATGATTATACAGGCGATAAAAAAAATAAAAACAGTAACAAAGTTACATTAACTACTGCTGTGCATCAAAGATTAAAAACACACATAAGATTATTAGAAAATAGAAATAATATATTAGGCCATGCCGAAGAAACAAAATATGCGTTATTTCATGATTCTTATCCTATATTAACTCGGCAAGATAAAAAGCTTTATATTGGTTTATTGGTTCCACAATCTCACATTCCAAAAGATAATATGAGAAATATTTTATCCTTGGTTGAAAGTGAACAAATCTATCTTCATTCTAAATTATATAAAAAATTACCTTTGATGAATTTATCAGAAAGTAATAATTATGGTGATAATAGAAAAAAAGTAGATTCTTATTCTCAACAAGAAATACAAAGGATATCTTCACAGAACTTATATTCTCTATCGGAGTGTTAAATGCCAGATTTATTCAAAGAAATCGTACCTTCCATACTGGAGAAAAAGAAATCTGTATTCCGTGATGACCTGGATTACAAAGATTACAAAGCCTTCCTTATCAACCGAGCCTTGTCCTATCACATGGACTGTGTGTTATATGTCAATGAAATGAACATAAACAACAGCTTAGATGTGGACATACAATACCAGTATCTTCTAAATAGTATTAGACCTATGAAACGCAAATTCCAAGCGTGGCAGAAATCAGAGGTCAATAAAGATATTGAGTGTGTAAAGCAGTATTTTGGTTATTCAAATGAAAAAGCCAAAGAAGCCCTCCGTATTCTTACTGATGAACAAGTCGCTGAAATAAAAGCAAAAACGACAAAAGGCGGAGTGAACAAGTAATGATTTCAATTATTGATTTAGTTGAAGTTACATTAAACCAAAAAGATGATTTTCTAAAAGTTAGAGAAACCCTCACTCGTATTGGTGTAGCTTCGAAAAAAGATAGGATACTCTATCAATCTTGCCATATTTTACATAAGCAAGGTAAGTATTATATCGTGCATTTCAAAGAACTATTTGCATTAGATGGTAAACCAACCGATATTTCTGAAAACGATTTATCTCGTAGAAACGCAATCGCTAAACTCTTGGCTGATTGGGGTCTTGTGGTAATTGTAAATAAGGATCAAGCGGAGAATCCTCCTCCAATTTTCTTATCACAAATTAAGATTCTATCACATAAGGAAAAACACGATTGGGAATTGGTACCAAAATACAACATAGGTAAAAAACCCCAAGAGTATTAAACTGGTAAATATATTATGGCATATACTGAGATTGTAAGTCCAATTACACATAAGAAGATACATATCTTTGATGATGTATTTGAATTTGCAGAACGAACCAGATTCTACCAATATGTAACCAATAGTTTGTATAAGGTTGGTGAGTATGATGGTGCAATCTTGGAGAATCGTAAATCATCAACCCTCACCAGTAAATATAATGAGGGTGATATTGAATCGATGGGGTTTTATTTACCTAAAGAAATCACCGATATTGTAGATTTAAAAGGTTTCAAACCTGTGGCTGCATATGCCAATCTATGCAGACCTGATGATTCTTTCCATATTCATACTGACCACCATGGACCAATGTGGACCATGTTATACTATGTCAATCTAAACTGGCACATTGAATGGGGTGGTGATACATACTTCCTAAAAGAAGATGACCTAATGATTGATTATGCCAGCCAATTTCGACCCGGTCGAGTGGTATTATTTGATGGAACTATACCACACCTCATGCGACCTAGTACCAGATTGGCTCCAGAGAACCGATTCTCATTTGTTATAAAATATATACCAAAATAGTATTGCCTTTTGATTCCGTTTGTGTTATAAATATACTTGTAGATGCATAAAGCGTTTACATTTTACACACACACACTTAAAGGAAACAAAATGTTAAAAACAGCAACAATGCCAGAAGTTAAGTTCAGCAAAAACGGATATGAGATCCGCACAGAAGTCCTCGATATGGCCAAAGGTCTTATCACCGAGGAATACCATTCTAAGTTTGCCGGTTGGGAAATGAGTGCTAAACGTGATGAGAAAACTGGTCAAATCGTTACCACAGTTGGTATGCCAACATTTCCAGGTCTTGATGAGGTATTAACTGCCGCAGAAAAGATGTATGCATTTGTAAATACTGGTTCGAGCAAGAAATGAACTGGTGGCCTGTTACAGATGAAGAATGGGAACAATTAAACTACCCAAACGGTAAATAATAAAAGGGGCCTTGACTGGTCCCTTTCTTTGAGTTATACTTTATATCATGAAAAACTTCAAATCTGGTGGCACAGCCATCACTACTGTCCTACAAAAGGTTCGTTCCAAAACGAATTCGGACACCTATTACACTTATCGTCATTGGGAAACCAAAGAGATTGAGGGTGTTACATTTATTCCCGTTGTGAGAGATATGCCTGACGGCAAAAAATTACAACACACTTTTTGGTTGCGTAAAGATAATTTGGAGTATGTGAAATGAATAGATTAGAAACTTGGAACTTAAATCAACGCCGTTATTTTGAACCTAGTAGTAAAGATGATTTAAAAATGGTTCGTAAATATCTACACTCATTAAGTTGGGGTGATGGTGGTTGTCCATTTTATTTGGAATGGCCATACTTGGATATTCCTTCTATGGTAAAAGATAAGATTACAAACTACACACTCAAAGGTGTGATATGAATTGGTTAAAATATTCTGGATGTAATATCATTTTAAAATTGAATCCATATCATTGGAGGCTTTCTTGTGCATATAACAAAACTAATGAGGTATGGGAACAAGATGCTTTGGTGTTAGAATTATTTCCTATCACAATCAGAGTATGGATTGATGATGGTAGCTGGTAAAAATTTTAAATAAGGAGAGTAGTATGTCAGAAACATTAAAGAACCTTGAGAGTGCATTGGCTGGTGAATCGATGGCTCATATCAAGTATCGTTATTTCGCCAAGATTGCTCGTGAAGAAGGATTTGAAGATGTTGCAAAACATTTTGAACACACGGCAGACCAAGAGATTCTCCATGCGTGGGGGCACCTCGAATTATTAATTGGTAAACCATCAACCAAAGAATGCCTTGAAAAAGCCATTGAGGGTGAAACATATGAATTCACCACAATGTATCCTGAATTTAAGCACAAAGCTTTTGGTGAAGGACTATCTTTTGCAAGTAAAGAGTTTACAGACCAAATTGAAGAATCTAAACAACACGCTGAAGAATTTAAGAAGATTCTCCTCAAAGCAGAAAAACGATTTGCTGCTCTTGCAAAAGTTGAAGAACGTCATGCAAATGCTTATAAGAAAGTATTGGAGAAACTATAATGGAACAACATATTTGTGTAGTTTGTGGCCATGTCCACAATGAAGAAGTTGAAGGTAAGTGGGATGAACTACCTGAGGACTTTGAATGTCCGGATTGCGGTGTTGGTAAAGAAGATTATTATACCGCATAATGAAAGATAAGTTTATCTCTGCCTACATGGATGTGGCTGAAAGATTCTCCAAGTTATCTTCCGCCAAGAGATTACAGGTGGGCGCCATTGTGGTAAAAGATGACCGAATCATTAGTATTGGTTATAATGGTATGCCAGCTGGCTGGACCAATGAATGTGAAGAAAAACAATATTTTGTTGGTAATATACCAGAAAAATACAAAGCGGACCAATGGATATTCAAGGATGAAGATGGTGGTGTTGGACGCCTTAGGACAAAGAATGAGGTGATTCACGCAGAAGCCAATGCAATCGCCAAGTTGGCCAGAGGCAACGAATCTGGAGAAGGTTCCACCATGTTCCTGACCCATGCACCTTGTATTGACTGTGCCAAGCAGGTATATACCACAGGAATAAAAAAAGTTTATTATCGAAACTCGTACCGAGATACGCAAGGCATTGATTTCCTTGAGAAATGTGGTGTGGAGGTAGTAAATATTTCACCTGGTGAAATGTAATCACTTGATAAATAATAGCAAGTGTGATATAATATAACTTGGAATGTGCTTATTGGGTCAACTTATTAAGGAGAGACCTAATGCAGTTAAGTATAGTTGGTTGTCCCGATAAAAAACGTTTCCGCCCGTTTGTAAGAAGGGCTGCTTTATTTTACGCTGAGCAATTGATGTCCAAGAAAGTGCTAGAGAATGTTTATCTAAAGATTAAGTTTTCAGATAAAATACCAGCTTTTGGATACGCAGAAATTATTGGTTATAATGATTCTCGTAAAGCAAGAGAATTCGAAATAGAATTACATTCCGGTATTGGTGCTAGAAATATATTAAAAACATTAGCACATGAAATGACACATATCAAACAATATGTGTATAGTGAAACCAACGAAACATTAACTCGTTGGAAAGGTTTAAGAATTGATTCCGATACGATTGATTATTGGGACCAACCATGGGAAGTTGAAGCCTTTGGAATGGAAACAGGATTATTCAGTAAGTTCGCAGTAAAAGAAAAACTATGGGAAGTATTTGATAATATTGCGAATCCGGATGGTGCGATAGAACCGGAAGGATTAGGTTGGAAGTAACCTATATAAAGATATGAAAACATTTACAATAACAACGAATACAAATTATCATACACACGGATGGTGTGGTGGGGTTCGTTTGTAAATTTTTTAAGTAACAAAGTTTATACGAACCCAAGACCAAACATCTTGGGTTTTTTGTTTTCCAATGTGTCTCCTAGTGTAATGATTGCACACTTATCTGTGAAATAAGTAGAGAGGGTTTGATTCCCCGGTTCCACCCAAGTTCTCGTTGGTGTAATGGTAGCACAAGGCACTCCAAACGCCTTGGCGGGAGTTTGATTCTCTCACGGGATGCCAGTTGTTTTGGCACAACATAACGCTTGACATATTGTATGGTTTGTGTATAATGGTTTACTTTATTGCACCTATCGTCTATCGGTTAGGACACCGCCCTTTCACGGCGGGAAGAGGAGTTCGATTCTCCTTAGGTGTACCACGGGGTAGAAGCATCAACGGTGATGCAGCGGACTGTAAATCCGCCGGCTCTGCCACGCCTAGTTCGATCCTAGGATACCCCACCAAATTTTTAAGGAGAGTATTATGAAAAAGAAAACACCTCCTCAACCACGAAACTATCTTGTCAAGTTGGCATTGTTTCGTAAAGCAGGAGTTCATCGTAAGAGTAACAAAGCTATAAGGCGATTAGAGAAATCTAAAAAGAATTATTATAGTAAAGCATACTGCCACTTAATAAAATATATGTGGAGTCTTGCCGGCACACCTTCCACGGGTCAGTAATAGGTTCGAAACTATTGCGTAGTATGCTTTACTATAATAATTCGGGCCTTTAGCTCAGTTGGTTAGAGCGAGCGACTCATAATCGTTAGGTCAATGGTTCAAGTCCATTAAGGCCCACCAATGCCCCTTTAATTAAATGGTATAATACTTGACTTGTAATCATGAATTGTTGGTTCGATTCCATCAAGGGGCACCAAGTATACCACATAATGTGTTGACAATGTGTATAGATAATGTTATAGTATTAAATATGCGGTGTGTGATAGCACGATTCGAGATACCCTCTTGAATTACCTGAGCAAAGCAGGCCACCGCTCCACTTTGCGGGATTAGTTTAATGGTAAAACAGCAGATTTCCAATCTTCGGTCGTCAGTTCGATTCTGTCATCCCGCTCCAGTTTATTCCCTAGTAGCTCAGTTGGTAGTAGCGCCAAACTGTTAATTTGGATGTCGGAGGTTCAAGTCCTTCCTGGGGAGCCATAAATAAGTGTTGCAGTATATTTAATTAATTAAAGAAGGAATTGAAATGAAAAAATCACTTTTAGTAGTATTAATGTTAGTTTCTGGTGCAGCGTCAGCTGTTGATGTTGGTGTATACGGTGGTACCGCTCGTGGTACTAATGGCAAGAGTGAAAATTTAGTT